GCGCCGGTGCGGGACGGAGCGAACCGCCGGTCCAGGCCGAAACCCGCCGCGCGCGACCGCCCCCGCGCCGCAGCGGCCCCTCGCTCGCACCGCTCCCGGCCGATCAGGCGCTACCAGGTAGCGCCCAGGCTGCGGCGTCGGTGCGCTAGGAGCTCCTCATGACCCACATCATCATCCCCGACTATCCGACCCGCGTTCAGTTCACTGTCGGCGCCACGCCCACCACCGGACCGTGGGCATTCAATTTCACGTTCTTCGCGACGGGCGATATCGACGTCTACTACGGCTCGGCGTTGCAGACCGAGGGCGTCAACTACACGGTGACCGGCAATCCCGGCAAGGAGGGCGGCTTCGAGGGCGGCTCCATCACCGCGGTCAGCCCGCTGAGCAACACCACGGTCACGGTTCAGCGCAACATCCCGCTCGAGCGCGTGTCGGATTTCCCGGTCGCCGGCAGCTTCAATCGGCAGACGCTCAACACCACGCTCGACAAGCACGTCGCGATGATCCAGCAGGTCGACGAGCGCGTCGACCGCGCCTTCATCCTGCCGCCGAACTCGCCGCCGCTGGGCCTCGTCGCGGGCTTCTTCCCGCGCGTCAACGTCGCCGCGACGGGCATGGAGCTCATCGCGCCGACGCAGGTGCGCACCGAGATCGCAGCCCAGCCGCTCGATGCGACATTGAGCGCTCTGGCGGCGCTCGATACCTCGAGCGGGCAGAGCATCATCGTCGCGATCGGTGCCGACACGTTTGCCCTGTCGCCGTCGACGCCCTTCGGCCGCACGCTCCATGCCCAGGCCGATGCGCCCGGCACGCGCACGACGCTCGGCCTCGGCACGATGGCGACCCAGAACAGCAATGCAGTGAACATCACCGGCGGCACGATCACCGGCGTCGCCGTCGCGGTGCCCGGCCTCGGCACCATGTCGACGCAGAACGCCAACGCGGTGAGCATCACCGGCGGCGCCATCACCGGCATGCCAATGCCGGTAAACCCGTTCGACGTGGCGACCAAGAACTACGCCGACAATCTTGCTTTCGGCGTCAACAAGCGCAGCACGGTGCGCGTTGCGAGCACGGCGAACCTTCTCATCAGCTCGGTTATTGGCGGCAGCACCCTCGACGGTGTCGTACTCGCCGTGAGCGATCGCGTGCTGTTCAAGGACCAGACCAACCACGCCCAGAACGGCGTCTATCTCGTCGGCGTCGCGACCACCTCGCTGCGCGCGGCCGACTTCGACACCTACGACGAATGCCCGGGCAGCTTGGTCACAATCCAGGAAGGCACGGTCAACCAGGACACAGTCTGGCTCTGCACCTCGAATGCCGGCGGCGTTCTCGACACCACGCCGATCGACTTCACCAAGGTGAAGGTCAGCCCGGCCATTCCCGTGGTCATCGGCGAGGGCGGCACCGGCCAGATTACAGCGCTCGCCGCTTTCGACGCGCTGAAGCAGCCCGCGGGCTCCACCTATGTCGGCGCAGTGCAGCTCGCGACCCAGGCCGAGGTCAATACCGGCACCGATGCCCTTAAGGCGGTGACGCCGGCGACGTTGGCCGGCAAGTTACTCGGCGGCCCGGTGCGCCACGATTGCCGCTTCGATTACATCAACACGACCACATGCCGGTTGCTGCGCTTCGGCGGCAACCAGATCACCATCGACGCGCAGTTGCGCACGATCCCGGCGGCGGGCGTCGATCTAGCCTACAACGCCGGATGGGGACCGGCCGGCACGATCTTCTATGTCTACGCCTACATGAGCGCTGGCGCGATTGCGCTAGTTGCCGATCCGACGGCTCCGGCTATCGACGCGCGCGATGGCAATTATGTGTATGGGGCCAACCCCTCATTGACGCTCGTCGGCATGGTCGTTGTCGGATACGGCGCGTTCTTGATGACGGCGCAGCACTTTGGCGTCATCTCGTACTGGAACCGGCAAAGGCGCTCGATCCAGATCGGCTGGAGCGGCACGCAGAGCAATTCAACGGTGCCTGTCATCCTGAGCGCGGGCTCGCAATACACGCTGACATGGGGCGACGAGACAGTCGAGGTGATGATCAGTGGCTATTGCAGCAACAATGGTGGCGTTACGGCAAACATCATTAACAGTTTCATTGACGGGGCAGCATCGGGCGGGGCCTGTATCGCGCATTGCGGCGGCGCCAACTACACGGTGCCACAAGTTGTGTCACAGGCAGTGATGCCCGTCGCTGGCTGGCGTAACTGCGTGCCCTATGTCTACGTGAGCGGTGGCGTCGGCACTTGGTACGGAATACAAACCCTTATCGCGAGTGTGTGAGCATGGCTGAGTGGAAGATCGGCCCGACGTTCGTCGACGAGTGCCGCGCGGCCGGCATTGACATGAACGGTTGGAGCTGGAGCATCTTCGACGGCAACTTCGCTTTCAATGCCGACGTGCCGCAGGCGACGCGCGACGCGGTGGCGACGGTGTACGCCGCGCACGATCCGGCGGCGCAGACCGATCCGCCGACCGTGCCCTATCCACCGGGCAGCGCACCCGTGACGGTGCCGCCGCCGCCGCCGCCGCCGCCGCCGCCGCCCGAACCCTTGCCGACACGCTGGCTGATCGACCGCCAGGTCGTGATCGAGCGGCTCGAGGCGGTGCATCGCTTCGGCGCTTTCATGGACGTGCTCGACGACAGCAACCAGCTCACGCGCGAGCTGTGGGCGGCACGCTATCGGGTGTGGAACGACGATCCGCTGGTCGTCGGGCTCATCCAGCAGGCCAGCGCCGATCCCGCGGCAATCCTGGCACGGCCGTGAATTACGATCTCGAGCGCCTGCGCGCCCTCGAGATCCAGGTGACCGCTTTGAAGGGCGAGCTCAACGGCCACGTCACGCTCTGCGACGGCCGCTGGCGGGTCATGCGGCTGATGGCGGCCCTGCTCAGCGCGGTGATCGCCGCCGCGGTCTCGCTCGCGGTGTCCCTGCTCACCAGATAGGGGCAATTTCGAGGCCCTCGGGGGTCAGCGTAAGCGTTGAGGATTCCGGCCGGCTGTCCGGCCGGCTGGCGCGTCAGGCGCGCTGTAGCGAGTCCTGGCGCGGTTTTGAGGAGGGTGCCCCATGACCGTCGGCTTCATCTTCTGGCTGCTGATGCTGCTCTGGCTGATCTTCGGCGTGTACAGCCGCCGCGGCGTGATCGGCACGCCCTGGGTCTGGGGCGGCGACCTGGTGCTGTTCGTGCTGATCTTCCTGCTGGGCTGGCAGACCTTTGGCTGGCCCATTCGCGGCTAGGGCGACCTCGAGCTCCTCGCGCGTTGTCGCCGGGTGGCGCTCGCTGAGCACGATCTCGCCGTCCGAAGTGCGCCACAGCACCTGGGCATCGCTCACACCATAGCGCACGATGGTGGCGATGCCTTCCGAGAGCCGTCGCGAGCAGAAGGCCAGGAGCTCGGCGTCGCGGCGCCAGTCGTGCTCGCGCTCCGGGGCCACCCAGATTTGCACCACGCGGGTCTGCACGTCGTCGATCAGCACGACGTCGTCGGTCATGTCGATCACGTAGCCGGTGCGGTCGGGCCGGCGCAGCTTCTCGGTATCCTCGCCGGTAAGCCAGCGGCACGAGAACACCCGGCAGGCGAACGGCCGGCGCTTGTAGATCCTGCAGCCCTTGACGCACTGGTGCTGGCAGCGCGTGTTGGCCGCCTTCACGAACTTGGGCAGCAGCGCGTTGAACTGCTCGCCCAGGTCGGTCTTGAGTAGCCGCCCGCCCTCGTATTTGACGCCCTCCTGCACCGGCAACAGCTTGCAGCACAGCGTACAGGAGCCGCAGTGCCGGCCCAGGCCGTTGGGCTTGGAGATCTTCGCGGCGATCTCGCTTACCGTCATCGTGATCGTCTCGGTCATCAGGTCATCTTCTTGCGAGTGAAGGTCCTGATCTCGTCGGCGAAGCGGCGGAGCTCGCGGTCGATGTTGTCCATGCGGGCCAGATCGGCGTCGGTCGGCTCGCTGCCGGGATCGAGGATGCCCATGATCGAACCGAACAGGTGCTGCGCGCCGGCAAAGAACGCGCGCCGCGTCTCGAGCACCTGGAAGGGGCCGGCGTCGGCCTCCATCACAAACTTGCGATAGCCGATAAACCCGGCCTCGATGATCAGGCCCTTGTCGGTCGCTAGCTTGGCGAGCTTGTCGACCTCACGGTCGAAGTCCTCGCGTGAGATTTTTTCCATGCGATCCTCCTGGTTGAAGCCGGCGCACGGCCCTTGCTCGCGGCAGTCGAGCCGCAGGCAACGCCCGAACTTGTGGACCCAGCCGCAGGGCCAGCGCATCAGGGTGCAGCCGGCGGCTGCTCGCGGTCGTGCTCCGCAAGCACGAGGGCGTCGATGGCGTCAAGCAGCACGTCAGTCGCGTTGAACGCTTCGTCGCTCTGCGTGCCGAATGTGTCTTCCATCTTGCGGAGGTGTGCGGCCAGCGCCTTCAGGTTCAAGATCGCTGCGTCCATGCTCCGACTCATGGCGGGCGCTCGCGATCATGCTCGGCAAGCACGTCGGCCTGTGTCTGGCCCGGGCGCCGCCCGACCGTCCAGGCCGGCGGCATCAGTACAGTCACCCCGACCGGCCGCCACAGGTGAAGGGTGAAGGGGTGATCGCTGATGTAGTCGGAGCGCGGCGGGTGATACTGCACCACCGCTTCCTCGGGCATCCAGAACAGCTCCTTGACGGAGCACATCTCGGGCCAGTTGGGACAGCGGCGCTGGAGCGAGACGCTGACATGCTCCCAGCCGGTGTGACCGCGCTCGTCCTGGCCGTCGGTCGCGATCACCATGAGGTGCTGGGCGCGGTCGATCAGAATGAAGGCGCCGTAGGGTACTCCGAGCGGGCTGCCGAGCTCGCCCTTCCGGATGCGGAATCGGTCGAGATGCGCCCAAGGCGCTGGTCTCATGCTCGTTTTCTCCCGTTCTCGGATTTGGCACGAAGCCGCACGACCTTCGAGCTCCCGCGCGCGGTGGGTAGCAGGTCCATGCCCAGCGCCGAGAACACCGCGGCGACCGTCGCGAATTGCGGCCGCCTGGTCTTGCCCTCGAACCACTCGCGCAGGCAATTGACCGACACGTCGCTCTCGGCCGAGACCTTGCCGTACGAGAGGCCGCTGTCCTGTACGGCCGTGCGCAGCCTGTCGATGATCGGGTCCTTGTCCGTGAAGGAGTAGGACCGATAGGTCTTGAAGACGTGCTCGCTCATCGCCGGCCTGCCTTGACGCCGGACGCCAGGACGTAGACGCCTATGCTGGGTCTATGGAGCTCGCCCGCCTTCGCGAGATTGTAGAGCGCGTTGGTTACCTGCTTATAGGTCAGGCCGCACGCCTGCGCGACCTCGGGCGGCCGGTACGACTTTCCGGGCTTCATAGCGTTGAGCACGACGTTGCGCGTGTTCGGTCTGCCGCCGCCGTGGCGCCTGAATCCGGGCTGCACGAGCGCAGCTTTGATATGGGGAATGTCGGGCGCGGCGAGCGCGAGCGACTGGGGCGGGGCTTCGAGGGCTGCGTCGGTGCCGGGGCCGGAAACCGGCCGCACTTCGACGTTGCCTGCCCGGTGCGCTTCGAGCGCACGCAGCAGGGGCCAGAGCGCCCCACGGTCCTCGACGAGGAAAGATATGTGGAGCAGATGCTTGGGTCTGTTCACCGCTGTTCTCCCCGACAGCGGGCCGTTTCGACTGCACGGATTTTGCACCAGATTCGGGGTAAAACACCCCCGATTCGTGCCTGCTTTGGCCTCTCCCTCGCGCTGCAGCGAGAACGGCCTCTCGCTGTAACTAGTTGACTTCCCTCGCCGATCTCGGTGGGCACTGTAGGGATCGAACCTACGACACCTTCCATGTCAAGGATATGGTCACACGCGAGAAGTGGGCTATTCATAGGCGTTTCTTGCAATGACCCGGAGCCGCTGCACGGGTTTTGCACCAAAATTGTTTTCCGGGTGCGCGCCCCAGAAGTCGATCGCGTCCTCGATGTGCTCGCTCGACATCAGGTGCGCATAAATCTCGACCATGCTCAGACGCGACCAGCCGCCCACAACCATGAGCCGCATCGGGTCTTGCATTACTCCCTGATACCATGTGGCCCAGGTGTGCCGCATGCCATGCGGCGTGAACAGCGGACGCCAGATCGGGCGTCCGTCGCCCATGCGCCGTTGCAGGCCGTCGTCGTCGAGCACCTGCTCGGCCAGGCCGACCTTGCGCAGCGCCACGAGCCACGCCTTCTTGAACTGCCCGCCCTCGGCTTCCTTCGCCGTGTAGGGCTTGCCGTCGGGCCGGCGAAACACATTGCCCTCGCGCGACGGCAGCGCTTCGAGCGCCCCCACTGCGCGCGGCGGCATGACGTAGGTGCGGTCGCGTCCCCCCTTGGTGCCACGGAACGTGACCTTGCTCGCGCGCAGGTCGACGTCACGCTCCCACACCAGGCCCAGCATCTCCGAGACGCGCGCTCCCGTGCAGAAGGCAAACACCATGATCGGCTTAAGATGATCGCCTGCGGCCGCGACGAGCTCATTGGCGACGCTGGGCAAGATCCACTTCGGCGCCTCGGGCCTGGGCTCCGGCGGGCGCTGGAACGCCGGTTTGTCGCACAACTTGCGCACCGCGCAGTGCGTCAAGATCGCGGTGAGCGGCGTGTACACGTTGCGGATCTTGGTCGCGTTGCTGGCGTCGGCCGCCAGCAGCTTCTTGCAAGCGTCCTCGACCGCGAGCTGGTCGATCGCGTTCAGCTTCTTGTCCGGTCCGAAGTGGGCAACGAGACGATCGACGCGGTCGACGTCTTGGGGGGCGGGCTCGACGAACTCGAGATAGGAAGCGGCACCGGCCGCAAAGGAGACAACAGCCCGCTTGCCGAAGGTGATTTCGTCCCAGATCGTTTTTTCGAGCTGCGCTTGGAAAGCTTCGGCGACATGGAGCGCGCGAGCTCCCGTGCTCTTGTATACGCGGATGGACCGGTCAGGGGGACCGACCGTGCCGCGGATGTAGTAGACCCGGCCTCTGAGGAATAGTTCTGTCGGCATGCCTGCACCTTTGTGAACGACTCAACCAGCGCGCAGTAGTCCTCCTCGAAAAACACAATGCGCCGGCCGACTCTCCGGCCGATGCCGACAATGTGCAAGTGGTCGTAGAGCCAATCCTTACTGCAATGAAGCAGCTCGCACGCGCGCTGGATCGTGATCGGCCAATCTTCGGTCATGCGATGAGGTACCTCAGGTAAGCCGCGGTGCGGTCGATGCGCTTGCGCACCACGGGCGGCAGCGTGCGCGGACCCTTGCCCTTGCGCTCGTCCATCAGCCGCACCAGTGCTTGCACCAGGTCGAGCATGCGCATGAGATCGGCGATCACCTCGCGATCGCCAGGAGGCGCGTCGTCCGGCACCTCGAGCTCGACGATCTGCGCGGTGATGTCCCGGATGCGCTGCTCCAGCGTCATGCCACCTGCACCTCTCTCTGTGGTTCACGGTGCGGCTTCGCGACGAGCATGAGCGGATGAGTCATCATGCGCGCTCTGAGAAGTTGCAGCTTCTGCTCGAGCAGCTCCACGCTGTCGAGCTTGCGGATCACCAGCGGCAGGTCCGGTCCGAACCTGACGCCGGCATCCATCACCAGCGCGCTCACCAGGGGATCTCGTCGTCGCCCAGCGTCGAACCGTGCGACACGCCGGCACGTGGCTTGCGTTGCTGGGGTTCGCGATCGCCAGCCGGGCCACCAACGTCCTGCTCGTTGCGATCGGCGCTGCCGGCGAAGCTCATATGGTCCATCTTGATCTCGGTCGTGAAGCGCTCGGTGCCCGACTGGTCGACCCACTTGCGCGTCTGCACCTTGCCCTCGACAAGCAGCTTGGTGCCCTTGCGCACGTACTGCGCGATGGTCTCGGCAATCGGGCCGAAGGCCACGATACGATGCCACTCGGTGCGCTCCTTGCGCTCGCCGCTCTGCTTGTCCTTCCACACCTCGTTGGTCGCCATCGAGAACGTGGCAGCCTTAGTGCCGTCGTTGAGCGAGCGGACCTCCGGGTCCTTGCCCACGTTGCCGAACAGGATGGCTTTGTTCACTTCTCGCACTCCCTGACGCTGCGTGCGATCTTGATGAGGCGCTCGCACATGCCCCTGCAGAACTCCTCGAGCTCCAGCGGCGGGCACTCGCGTGCGGCCACGATGCCGATCGCGAAGGCAGCCGCCACCAGGATCGTGCCCTTGTCGTAACGCATCTCGGCACGCTGCTCGTAGAACCAGTCGATCGTGTCGTTGATGTGCTGCTGGAAGTCGGCGAGCTCGGCCGCGGACACGCCAGATCCCTCTGGCGTGTCCACGACCTCGATATGCCGCGCGCGGCGCGCATCCTTCGCCGCAGCAGCCATCAGGTCACGCAGGTGCCTGAGCTCGTCCACGTCTTAAGCCTGCAGGTTCGCGGCGTCGATCTCCGACGCACGCTCCTTCATGCTGTCGTTGTAGACCTTGTAGACGTCGGGGTTGCGCTCGGCGATCTCGGCCCGGCGCGGCTGCGTCTCGTTGTGCAGCTTGAGCAGATGATCGCGCGTGGTCGCCTTCGCCATGCGCAGCACCAGCCCCTCGACGTACTCCTCGTCGGCGGCCTTCTGCTTGACCGCCGTCTCGGCCGCGGCCTGTGTCGGCGGATGAGCGGTGCCCTTGCCGTTGGTTGTGGCAATTGGAGCACCTGGCGCGACGCCGGCCTGCGCCGCCGGTCCCGGCTTGAGCGTCACGTCCTGCTCGAGATCGGGGTCGTCGCCCGTCTCCAGGCCCAGCGCCTTGAGCAGCGCGTACTTGACCGCGTAGCTGATCGCCTTGCCCGGACCCTTGTCCTGGTCGTCGATCCCGTAGCCGCTGGTCTGCACGTCGATGAAGTCTGTGGCATCGTCGACGTTGACGAAGCGCGTCGTCATGTCGACCTCGGTCCTGTTGCCCATCTGCGTGCGCGCGCAACGCATCGGGAAATAGAACACGCCGTGCTTGACCAGGATCGGCCGCACCTTCGCCGTGACGGCGTCGTGCGACACGATCGTGTAGCGCATGCCCTGCTTGCGCTCCTTCTGGATGTAGTCGACCTCGCTCTGCACCGCGCTCATGCGCTGCAGCAGGCTTGGCTTCGGCGCCGCTACCACAGCCTGCACCTCGGCCGGCTGTCCGGCCGGCTGGCCGCTGTCCGACACCAGCGTCACCGGTGTGTTGCCTGCAGCGCGGCCGCGCGTCGCCCTGGGCTTGGCCGGCGGCGCACCGCCGGGAAACTCGTCGTTGGTCTTGCCTTGCATCTCTCACCTTCCAGTCTGGTTAAACCAAAGCTCCCGCAGGGGCCTTCACAGCGGGGCGCACGCGCTTGGCGCCGTTCTTGGCGATTGCCATCGTAATGCCGAATGCCTCGAACGACTTGAGGTCCTCGGGGAACGCGAGCGACTTGAGGCTTGCCATCGCGGTGTCGAACTTCTCGGCCGCGGTCCACGACTGCGCGATCTCGGCCGCATGCATGGCGAGCTCGTTGGCGATCGGCCACTGGCGCACCTCGGCCTCGGTGTAGACGCGCCGCGGGTCGATCGGCGGCGCCTCGATCACAACGCTCGCGCCCTCGGGCGGCTTGTCTTCCTTGACCGCGCGCACGAAGCGGTTGAGCCGGCCCAGCAGCAGGGTGAGCTGGTCCTCGGTCGGCACGACACGAAACGTCGCCCAATCACCCAGGCCGTAGAGGCACGAGAAATCGACCCAGCCGAAGCCGGTGAGCAGGCAGTAGTGGGCACCCTGCCAGAAATTCTTCTCGACCACGGCCTCGGGCGGATTCCACTCGCTGATGGCGCCGGTGTGCTTGCTCTCGAACACGCCCCAGTCGACATCCTGCACCAGGCCGTCGACATGGCCGACGAGCCACGGGTAGAACTTCGAGCACAAGCTGATGCCGAGCCGGTCCTCGCCGACGACGTTGTAGCCGACCTCGACGCCGCTGGTCGGACGCGGGTCGTAGACCGTGCGCTTGGTGCGGTGGCGGTAGTAGGCGCGGTTCACGCCCTCGGTCGCCTTGCCGATCATTGCGGGCAGGAACAGCGAGAGATCCTCGCGCTGGCGCCGGCCGGTCATCTCCTCCCACACGGCGAGCGCTTCGCCCGCCATGATGCGCCGCGCGTCGCTGCCCCCGATCGTGATCTTCTTCGCTTCGGTCGCCGTGCTAGCCATGTCCCTGCACCTCTCGTACTTCCAGGTAAAAACTCTCGACCATCGGACGGAAGCTGCGCTCGACGATGGCGATGCCTTGCTCGCGGTTTTTGGCCGAACGCGCGACGATGCGTGCGGCTTCCGCGATCATCATGTTGACAATGGAGCTTGGCCGGATGCCTTCCTCGATGATTGCCTGCTCGATGACGGGCATGAGCATGTCGCGGAACTTGATCAGCTCGGCCCGCCGCTCCGGCGGCAGCGACTCGATG